TTGGGGGATAGGGAAATCGCTCAGCTTGAATCGGGCACGATTAATCAGTTCTCGATTGGTTATTCTTATGTTTGGGACAAAGTTGACTACGATGCCGATAAAGATGCTTTTATTGTAAAAGAAGTCATTTTGTATGAAATATCGGCTGTATCTATCGGTTGTAACGGCGAAACTTGTTATACTGGTTTGAAAACAGCTGAAGAAGTGGAAGATAAGGCGATCGAGCTACACAACGAGATCGAGAACTGTTTGCAGGGATTATCCGTGAAAAAGAAAACCGAAATATTAGGCTTATTCTCAAAGTTTAAAGCACTTATGTTGGTCAAGCCGGAGGGAGATATGAAAAATAAAATTCGTTCACTTGCACAAGATCAAGCCGCTGAAAACCCCAAGAAGAGCTTATTCCATAATGTAAAATTTAAATAACGACTAAAGAAGTAAGAACATGAAAAAGTATTTTAGAGAGCTGTTTCAGAACAGCATGAGAGGAAGAAGAAAGAGATTTAATCTATCCTGTCATTTATTTGCAATTGTGACATTGTTGTTGATGGTTGCTTTTGTGTTTGCTGCTAATCCTGTGGCTGGAGGTGCGTTATTCGCGGGTCTCGGCTTGATGGCTTTTATTGATGAGTCCACGCTTGACGACGAACAGAAGAGTTTTTTCAAGGGACTTGATGATAAATTGGAAGAATTGAACGTCAAGTTTTTGAAAGACGAACTCGGCAAACCGGAATATCTCAAACAGCTTAACGGCCTAATGGATGAGTTTAAGAAATTGAACGAAAAGAATATGTCGGACAAGATTGATAAAAAGGACTTCGAAAACTTTAAAAATGAAGTTTGTGAACAACTTGTCAGAATCAAAGGTGCGATGGATAAAACTCCGTCTGGAGAATATCGTTTGAAATCGATAGAAGAGCAGGTCCGGGAACAGGTGAAGGAATATATTACAAAAGATCAAAGCGGTAGGGAAATGGTAAACTTAAAAGAGGCCTGCAAATCCTCTCCTGGTTATAAAAAACAATTCAATCTTGTCCTTAAAGCTAATACGCCTATTACATCAACTGTAACAGCTGGCACAGGTGTTACGCTCAGTCCAGGTGTTGCGTTTGATCCTTCCATTTCTACGCCTCCAATGGCCGAAAGCGAAATCAGACAATTTGCCAATGTTGCTACTATTAATGCCCGGACATTGGTATATACAGAGCTTAAAGATCCTACGGGGGATGCCGAATGGGTTCCGGAAGGAGGATTAAAACCGTCAATGACAGCGACAATTAAAGAAGTGGTTGTGAGTGCAGGAAAGGTCGCCTTAACAGCAACATTAACGGAAGAAACATTGACTGATCTTCCTCAATTAGTGGCAGAAGTGCAAGCGGAAATTATCAATAAAATAGGCATTGAAGAGGAAAATGGAATCTTATACGGTTCGGGTTCCGACGGTGAAATAAAGGGCGTTTTCTCAGACATACCGGAATATTCTTTGACCAGCATCAAGGTTGACAAACCGAATAACTTTGATGCTATTATTGCGGCATATACGCAGGTCGTTTCAACGTCTAAAATGAACTATGCCCCCAATATCGTTCGTGTGAATCCTATTGACTTGGCAAACATGAAGCTGACAAAAGACGCTAACGGTCAATATCTGTTTCCGCCTTTTGCATTACAAGACGGAACACTTATTTCGGGTGTCCAAATCCGCCCTTCTACCTCCATCACCGAAGGTGAGTTTGTATTAGGCGATTTTAGGTATTTGAATATCCGCGACTATGTAGGACTGTCTATCACGTTCGGCTGGGTTAATGATGATTTTCAGAAGAACCAGGTAACAATGGTCGGTGAAAAAAGGTTGCTGGCTTATATTAAATCAAATTATAAGACAGCTTTTGTTAAGGGGTCTTATAAGACTATCAAAGAGGCGATTGATTCATCCAAAGTAGGAGGTTAACGAAATGAAAAGAGGAAAAGTAAATAAAAACGACGCGAAGAGTTACAAATTTGAGCCCTCTGATGTGTATGAGGTTACCTACACAAAGGCAAAACATCATGAAATTGGGGGAAAGGATTATGTTTCTCTTCCTGTTGCAATCATGTTCATAAATGAAGGCAAAATAGAATCTACCCCTGAAATAGAGGAGGCTATTGCGAAATATGACATGGGTGACTTGGTAAAATCAAAAAATAAGAAATAATAATCATGCTTATAGATGAGACATTTTTCACTGGTGAACTTCACATAGAAGGGGTTGTTCCGTATATTGGCGTGCCATCAAAAACCTATGAAGCGGCCAATTACGAACTTAAATCCTTTATCGCCCAATACGAACTTGAGTTTTATCGTAAAATATTAGGTTATGATAATGCAAAGGCGTTTGTTTTGTATATCGAAAGTGGGGGGAGCGTGGAAAAATGGGATAATCTAAAAAACATGCTGGTCGAACAGGTAGGCAATCGGATGGTATCTCCGATAGCCTACTATGTATTCTTCTTCTATCTTAGGAAGAATCAAACGCAGGCAACGCCTATTGGCAATGTAGAGGAAAGCTCTTCCAATAAAATTTCGCCTTGTAACATCAAGATGATAAATGCATGGAATCAGATGGCTTGTATGAATAGGTATATATCTGATTATTTGTATGATAACAGAGATGATTATGGCGGATATTTTTTTGATGAGAGTTTGCTGGAATTTATGAATAAGATGGGAATATGATTGATATCGTAAACATATTTAAGGATATTAGCCGTAATACATCTACGAGTGTAGGGATAGAAATAAATTTTCTATTTGGTGAGTGGGCGCAAATTGCAAGAGAAATGGAGATATTAAGCAAATCCCCTATAACCGAATCGGGAAAATGGCCACTTCTTGCACTTTTTACTCCCTTCGAGGAAGATAAAAGCACCCCCGATCTGTATTGTAAAGCGAATATTGATCTTATGATAGCAACTCGTACATTGTCTGATTACACTAACGACCAAAGGCTTGCCATCTCTTACAAAGAGATTCTGCATCCTGTTTACGAACATTTTATTTCAGAATTGGTCAAAGATAAAAGATTAGATTTTGGGCCTAAAAATGTCGTACCACATCGATATGTAGATAATATGAGATATGGAAGCCGGGGCGTTTATGGATCAGACGGGAAAAGGCCTTTTGCTGATTTGTTTGATGGGATAGATATATTGGATTTGGAGATAAAAGTAAAGAAACCTAATTGTAGATAAAATGAAAAAGTATAGAGATTGCGGAAGCGAGATATTCAATACGGGATCAAGCAAATGTCCGTTTGTCCCGGATTACGTGAAAGCGATCATCTTGACACCAGAAGACATGGTGATAAAAGATGATGAGTTGGAAGAAAAATTAGAAGAAATGATTCATGCCGATCGGCCGGGGCGCATCTACCCTATAGGACCTATAGCTGAATATGCGCCAAGTGGCGGAGAAGCTCAAACATCCAAACAAGGATATGGGCCGTCTCAAATAACGTCTTATTCGGAACTAATCGAGGCATGGACGCTTGAAAATTATGACGAGGGATTATTGGCGAATTTAATGAAGCTTAAAAATGAAAGAATGAGAGCTTTGTTTGTTGACAAGAACAATGTCGTATATGGACAGCATGATACAGATACGACAATTAAAGGTTATCTGATGTCGTCTATCTATCCTTCGTCCGTGCAAAGATTCAAAACAAGTGGGGATAATGCTTCTATGGCAGTGAGCCTGGTATATGATGACGTTGAAAAAGCCTGGATGGAAACCAAATCCTTACAAGGAGAAACGGATTTGGTAGAAAAAGCAAAAGGTCTTGTATGGGTAGATATTGTAAAGGTTGGAAGTGGCGGATCGAGCTATAAAGTGGTTGAGCATTATGGCAGATATGATTTAACGACGGTTTACGGATCTCTACTTGCAAAAACAGAAGGTGTATGGGCCGGTGTTAGTGCTGCCCAGTACAACGCCGCCGATGGGACATTGAGCCTGACAAGCAGTAGTACACCCACATTGTTAAGTCCGGCACAATTGTTCACCGCTGGCATTAAAGGCATTGAACAATGGAAGTCGTAATGAACGGAGTTTCTTTTAATCGAGATTTATGCTCTAAAATGACAAAAAAACAATTTTTGGAAGCCCACGAAAAAACTTGCTTTTTAGACCGTAATGTCGAAGATCGAAGAAAGATCCTAACGGATGTATATAGCATTATAAAAGGAGAATCAGTAACAAATGAGGGGCTTTCTTAGGTCCCTCTGTGTTTTTTATATGGGAACTATAGCGGGAGTTTTGAATGCTGTAAGGATGTTGAAAAACAATCTTATGCCGGAAGTCACAAATAGCCTTCGTGAAAGCGAAGATTTGATTCATGATTTGATCACAGACCAGCTGATGGCAGGCCTCGATGAAAACGGAAATCAAATAAGGCCTACATATCTTCAAGATCCTTACTTTCGGGAAACGACGAAGACGGAAAAAGCGGCAAGAAAAAAAGCTGTGTGGTGGCGAGATATGAAAGAGCGTATCACTCCACCTGAAACATCCGCCATTCTAAAGTTTCCCCCCAGAAATAGAAATACTCCTAACCTTATAATAACAGGCGAATACCATAGGAGCATTACCCCTATTGTTGTGGATGGAGAAGACGGCGGAAAGATTGTAACCAGATCAATCGGCTTCTATGCCGGGGATGATGCACTTGAAAAGAAATATGGTCCGGCTCATTTGGGGTTGACTAAAAAAGCAAGGCAGTATTTGCTGGATAACCGTGTAAAACCGGCTATTGAAGGGTTACTAAAAAAATATGGATTCAAATGAAAACAAAGGCACCTTGTAACTGCTCTTCTCAGAATAAAGCTATGGCTAACCGGGATAATATGAGAAGATTGGCGAGTAAAGCAGCCAAGATGGATCAGCGTATCTATGTTATTATTCGCAAGCATGATGATACGTACACTTTCGAACCAATTGATGCAATTGGAACTAATGGTGATATTATAGAATATATACATTATTTATAACGGTAAATATGGAACTTAATGATTTATCTTTTTCGCTTCAAGATGGTGTTTATAGAGCAACCTTTCAGCCGACAGACGATTTCAGGATACATATTAAACGAGAAGAATCCGGACGGTTGTCGTTCTTTGAAACAATAACAGGAGCTGATCCAGTTGCTTTTGGAGTTATGAATTGGACTCTTCCTAATTTTGAAACCAAGGTATCTGATGTGACTCCAGAAATGACTATTATCATTGAAAGCGAAGTGCCTGTCGTAAAATGCCAATACACTTATGGTTGATGGCATTACTGGCAGCATCAGTGGTTAAATATGCCGACGGTGTAAACATTTTAATAAGTTTTTTGTATGATCAAGCCGGTCTGTGAAGATAGGCATGGATATTTTTAACTCAATTTTAATATGGCAAGGTTATATACAAAATGCGATGAAATACCCCTATGCAAGTTCATAGAGGCTTATAATGGCAATTTGAAGGCGTTGGTTATTTCTGGGAGAGTACCAGATAATGAGTTGCGCTTGATATTCAGTCGAATTATGGACGAATACAACCAAATTATTGAGAACAAAAATCTACAATTTGCTGTAGCTAAGCATTCTTTGATTATAAATTATTACACGAAGATATCAGTTATATCTGCTATTTTTAATTTAATAAAATTGGGCGAAATAAACCAGTTGCCCGATTTACTTGCTATTGTAGGTGTGAAAAATGTGGATATAAAAACCGTTTCGGATGCAGAGAAATTGATGGATAATCTTGAGTCTTTATTGGCTTATATTAGGCTTAGATTGAAGATGTCTCAAGAGCAGCTCCATAATTCAAGCAAGGCTAATAGAGAAGTTGATTTTACCAAAGAACGAATGATTTTATCAGCTCATTTTAAAATGCGCATAGACGATAAGACATATACCGCGGCAGAATATGCAAACCTTGTCAGATTGATGTTAAACGAAATAGAGGAGGTAAAAAAATATGGCAAATGAAACAAAGATATCAACGATTGTATCAAAATCGGCTTTTGACCAGCTTGAAAGGCTTGATGCTCTCATAAACAAGGCGAGTGATTCCTATTTGGTCGCAGCAAAGAACATGGCGAAAGGACTGTCTTTTGACCCTAAAAGCGTGTCTGAATTGATTGAGAAGAATAATCAATACATGTCCTCTTTGAAAGAAATACAAAAGGCGGAGACTGAAATCAATAGATTGCGTCAGGAGAAGAATAAAGCAATACAAGACGGCGTCAATGAAATTATGGCCCAAATTAAAGCCGACCAAGAAGCTGCTCGTATAGCAAAAGAAAAGGCAAAACTGGAAAAAGAGCAGTCAAAAGTATCTAAAGAACTTGCCGCTGCTGAAAGGATCAGACAGCAAGCGGCGGAGAGCCTAAGCAGGGCTAAGTTGGCAGAAGAAAAGGCAACG